ATCAGCAAGCTCCTTTGTGTATCTGGCGTCAAGTTCTGCTACATCACGTTGCCGCTTCTGCATATCAGCGATGATGGATGTGGCTTTATCGCGCTGCTCTTTGTAGGCGATGGCGTTATCACGGTAATGATTAACAGCCCATGACAGGCAGGCGATAATGCAGATAACCAGAGCGGAGATAATCGCGGTTACTCTGCTCATACCTCAATCTCTCTGACTGTTCCGCCAGCTTCTTTGAATTTTGCAATCAGGCTGTCAGCCTTATGCTCGAACTGGCCATAACCAGCCCCGGGCAACGAAGCCCAGATATTGCTGCAACGGTCGATTGCCTGACGGATATCACCGCGATCAATCATCGGCAAAGCGCCACGCTCTTTAATCTGTTGCAATGCCACAGCGTCCTGGCTTTTCGGAGAGAAGTCTTTCAGGCCAAGCTGCTTACGGTATGCATCCCACCAACGTGAAAGAAGCTGGTAACGTCCGGCGGCTGTTGATTTGAGTTTTGGGTTTAGCGTGACAAGTTTGCGAGGGTGATCGGAGTAATCAGTGAATAGCTCTCCTCCTACAATGACGTCATAACCATGATTTCTGGTTTTCTGCCGTCCGTTATCAGTTCCCTCTGACCATGCCAGCATATCGAGGAACGCCTTACGTTGATTATTGATTTCCACCATCTTCTACTCCGGCTTTTTTAGCAGCGAAGCGTTTGATAAGCGAACCAATCGAGTCAGTACCGATGTAGCCGATGAACACGCTCGTTATATAAGCGAGATTGCTACTTAGTCCGGCGAGGTCGAGAAGGTCACGAATGAACCAGGCGATAATGGCGCACATCGTTGCGTCGATTACTGTTTTTGTAAACGCACCGCCATTATATCTGCCGCGAAGGTACGCCATTGCAAACGCAAGGATTGCCCCGATGCCTTGTTCCTTTGCCGCGAGAATGGCGGCTAACAGGTCATTTTTTTCTGGCATCTTCATGTCTTACCCCCAATAAGGGGATTTGCTCTATTTAATTAGGAATATGGTCGGTTACTGATAGAACAAATCCAGGCTACTGTGTTTAGTAATCAGATTTGTTCGTGACCGATATGCACGGGCAAAACGGCAGGGGGTTGTTAGCGCAACCTCCTGCCACCCGCTTTCACGAAGATCATGTGTAGAAAGCCGCAGCATAACTATCACTGATGAATTCAGGATAGCCAGTGGCTACGGCCCAGTTTGGGTTGTGGCGGCCGGAATCGAACCGGCTTCCATCGGTGCGCTGCCGATTGCAGTACGCGCGGCGGTCAGCTACATGACTAGTATTTTCACTGTCGCCTATCTGCTAGCTCGCCATTGAGCTTCACCACAACGATAAGAGCACTGCGCGGCACCTTTCACCAATTCCGCGAGGTCTGCGGGTTCAATGCTCTTACCTGTTGTGCAAACAAAAAAAGCCACCGCTGCAACTTAAGAGTCACTAACGGCAGCTTATGCGAATAGTGTTGCTCATTTGCTCAATGATGTCAACACGTTCTATGCTATATGTTTAATTTTCTCTACACGTTTCCGGTTTTTAAACGCACTATCCAGAGCCGGATAAATCATAAACAACGAGGCATTGAGGATTTCGTCAACTTCCCGGCGACAGGTTGCGAGCGATGGTTTTTGAATGCGCCCGCCGCCCCGGCATAACATCTTGCGAGGTCTTGCGACACGATGATAGTAAGATGCAATGGCGTGCTTGGAAGATCCGTGAGCGTAGTAGCTGAGGAGGATGCCAAAGGCTTTCTTGTCAATGTACATGACGGAATCGACGACCTGAGAAATCAACATTCCATCATCATCATTGCACATTGGCCTTGTCATAACTCTTCCCGGCTCTACGCTCTCCATGAACTTCGCTATTACGCTGCTCATGCGCTTTTCCAGACGACCTGAATAAACCCATGCGCCCCACAGTTCAAGCCAGCCATTCAGCCAATCGTGCTGTTCTTTGGTGAGGTTTAGTTCTCTTATGCTCATCGCCTTCCCTTTTTTCCTGGCGTTACCATCAGGACGCCGTTAACTATTACGTGACGCTCACCTTTGCTGTCTCGGTTGTACTTGAGCACTGTTCCTCTTGCGCAGGAAAGCATCCTCGCCACTTCGGTCTGATTGCCTCGTGTCTGGATAAGAAGCTCTGGTATCGTTTGAATTGTGGCGTTCATACGTTCTCCAGTTCGGTGATTTTTATTCCAAGCCTTCCGCCTGGTACTTTCACACCACGAATTACGCGAATGTCATCGAATTGCTCGTCGTCTTCCGCAAATCCGGCGTGGATAAGGGAGTCGAGTAAACCTTTCAGGATGTTATCGAGGTCGCGGCGGCGGGAGTCTGGAACGTCTGCGATGACTTTGATGCGGAGTCGTGATTTGGTGAAAATATCTAACTTGAGTTGGCGGATGATTTGCTGGACGTCTTTTCGGTATTTCTGGCCTTTATCGCTGATGTAGTATTGGCCTCCCCGTCTTCGCCAGTAGGTGTTCACCGACGGCGGGTATGGAAGCACAAACTGATATTCGTTCATGGCTTAATCTTCCCCTCCTTCAGCAGTATCGCCTGCGTCCTGATCACGCCTTCCAGGTGGTAAAGTCTGGCGTCTTTGTTGTCGAGGTTATGGGTGCGTCGGTCGATTTCATCGTGACACGCGCTACAAGCCCATGCGCCGATCAGGTCGTCAGGTTTCATTCCCGTTCCGCAAATTCCAGCCATCCGGTAATGTGCCAGAACTGTAGTTTCAGGATTGCCATTGCATACGCCGTAAATACGTACCTGACATTCTCTGCCGCGTGCTTCTTTGCGTAGATTGGCCATTAAGCAGCCTCCCCTGTTACTTTCAGCATTCCGTTATCGAGCAGCTTTCTGGTCAGCCACTGTTGACCACGCCCGGTGATTTTTGTGGTGAACGATATCTGTATTCCGTGATTTGTGTTGACCGCTGTTTCTTTCACTGTGAAATAGCCGCGATCCATATATTCCTGCATTGGCACATTGCGCCGGGAACCTGAAGCAATAAGGATTTTGTGATCGCGCATCCACGCAAACAGTTTGTTTGGACCAATTCCAACAACCTTTGCAAAGTTTCCAATCAAAATTCCGCTGGCCTCGCCAACGCGTTCGGCAAACTCAACTTTAGGTGCGGCAATTGCGAGCTGGTTTTCCAGTTGCATTTTCTGCTCAGCAAGATCAGCAGCAAGGCGCAACGCTTCCGGTAACGTTTTGGGGATATTAACCGCAGTTTCTTCAAGCTCTCGCCAACGGTCAACAAGACGAGCGGTGAATTCCGGCGACAACTGGGCAACAACGACAATACTGTCTCGCTTACCTTGTTCGCCCTCGAAGACGTAATGCTCGTACTGAACACTGAACCCTAAGTTATTGATTCTTTCGGAAACCTCAATTTGAGGAAGCCGGATAACACCATTTTTAGCCAGCGTTTCGATGGTACGTTTCACATTGTCATGACGCTTACCCACCAACTCAGCGATTTCAATGCTTGTCATTTTGATGGCATTGCCATTTATTAACTCATTCATCGTCTTCTTCCTCGTACATTGAGCTATTCGGATCGCCCATCAGTTCTGCGCAGCAGTGCTCACACACGTGAACTTCCAGCACATGCAGCTTCTGACCGCAGTTAGCGCACGTTAAAGCCCGCTCGACGCTTTCTTGTTCGTAACTTCGATTTGGGTCAATCACCTTGTATTCCTCGCACGATTTCTTAGCCACCGGATATCCCACAGGTGAGCCGTGTAGTTGAAGGTTTTTACGTCAGATTCTTTTGGGATTGACTTGCGTTTATTTCTGGAGCGTTTCGTTGGAAGGTATTTGCAGTTTTCGCAGATGATGTCGGTGATACTTCGTCGCTGTCGTCTCATGCCGCATCCTCAAAATTAAATCCAAGCTGACATGAAAATGCTTCACATGATTCAGAACACGAACCTGAATCATACTGTCGCATTGATGTCATTCTTGAGGCTAACTCATCTCTTGATATATCACTAAACAAGGCAATCAGTGATTTAAGTGTATTATTCCCTCGATACATAACCGGTTCCTTTCCTGTTTTTATTTCTGTATCAAGGATGTTGATAAATGCATCTGCAAGTTCTGGCTCATCCATGGCTGCCAGCGCAACCTTTTGCATACTTTTTTTTATACAGAAAACACAATTACCAAGATGCTCCTGTATGCCAAGATCAAACTTCTGCCCACTCCACCAATCAAGCACATCCTGTTTTTCAAAATCGCTTATATCAGCCAGGTACCGAAAACCATTAGCCCTTTTAAGCCTGTTTGGTTCATCTGTGCGAATGCCAAGCCATGTGATGTAATTTCCTTTCCCAAACTTTTCCTGACAATATTTGGTGAATGGAACAGACTTCATTCTGTCGGTACAGAACGCACCGCCGATATATGGATGTCCGTATTTATTCAACATCCTTTTCCACGGTATAAGATCTGGACCAATATCAGTGACACCTATCTCTTCATAACTACTGGCCTTCCCCATTTCTGGATTAGGTATTACACGAAGGCAATGTAAGTCTATTTTCCAGTTACTGACGATATTTCGGATGAACTCATATGTTTTAGGGTGCTCTGCCCCTGTATCCATGAAAACGTAATGCACGTCTTCACCAGCCTGTCGCTTTTGCTCCATTAGCCAGAGCAAATATGCTGACGTCCTGCCACCTGAGAAACTAACGACATTAATCATGCTGCCCTCCTGGCGCCCTGCCCAATCGCCATCAATGCCGCTTTGGATACGGTAGTAAACATCCGTCGAGGACTGATGAACGGTCGCCAAATCAGCAGCATTGAGCCTTTACTGTTTCCCTTCTTCTCCAGCCCTGTCGATGGTTCGATAA